ATCTCGTTATTACTATCCATGACATACACAAGGGCCATACCGATACGTGTACCAATTTACCTGTATATAAACATATACCGGACTAGATAAAAGGCTACCACACGCGCTCTGGTGAGGCCTAACCTATCCAATTTGCGCGACGTTGAGGTCTACCTGTGGCATTCTCCATGAATCTGTCTAAATCTTTTTGTAACATTGATTCTCTATGTTCGACTCCAGCTTGATCTTGATCTACATCCATTACTGTTGTCCAATAGTTTACAGCCATACTTAAACAATCTAATAAGTCATCATGTCTCAACGACCCTTTGTCACGTGTTAATCTAGACATTTGAAAGAATAATCTATGATCTTGTTCGTGATTATTAAAATCATTACGTATTAGTTTGTCATCAACAATAAGTCTGTGTTGATTCATGACTGGTTCCAATGTATCTATAATTCTTTTCTCTTTTTGAACATTGTGTCTTACTTCTTCTACACTACAAGGATAATACTTTTGTAATACTGGTTGCAATATCTGAAGAAACATACCATCTCCAAAGTTACTTTCTACAACTATTTGATTTACATTTTGTTTCTTAGCTGCAGATACAATTCTTTTGAGTGTAACCTCATCATACCCGCCATCGAGGGCGCCGAAGTCTGTAATATATAAGCATCCGTGTAGCATTTTAACTACTGTATATGCCGTTTTGTCAGCACCGCGTCCACTTGGGTCGATGGCAAGCACAGATCCTTCGAATTCCTTATATTCATCACTCACATGCATTGGAGATGTATAGTAATCTCCTTTTAAGCCTACGTTAGGAATATCGGGATCTAAACTTTTAATATTATCTTGTCCACTTGCCCATAATACTTTCACTGGAGCTTCTTTCCAACTACTAGAACCGGACAAAACTATAAGATCATTTAGTTTAAGTGGGTATCTATCCATATCAGATAGAGTTGTGTCCAACATAAACTGTAATGCAAAGCCTGAACGACCATAAGATGCTTCACGTTCTAATAAATCTGTCTCATCAAAACGTTTTGCGTCTACTGGATCGCCTGGTTTACCTTTTGTCTTTATTAACTTAGGAGATAACTTGTTTCCGTAACTAGTTCTTTGCTGATCATTAGGAAGTCTAGCTGGCCATATACGTGTTTTAAAGCCACGTTCTTCTAAGTTATTATATAAACTAAATTCTGTTTGTGGTGTTCCTAGAAATACAATTCTACCTACTTCTGGTTTTATAATTGCATCAAATTCTTTTACAGTTTCACTTAATCTGTCTCTCATTAATTGCGTTTGACTATTATTTGCTGATTCTACGTCATCAGCCACAATAAGATCAGCACGTGATCCTGTTAATTGTGATGTAACACCTAATGATTTAACTGAAGGAGCATGAGATGCTCTTGCAGGTCCTACATCGAAACTAATTTTAGAGTGTCTTTGATCATTTCTCGGTTGTAAATGTTCTAATATGTCCATTTCACTTATAAGTCTTTGTGTAAATGTCGAGAAATCATCAGATCTACTTTTAGATGCCGAAACAACTAATATATTCTTTTGTGGATCTAATAATAATTGATGACATACAAAAGCAGATGTAATCCATGATTTACCTACACCACGAAAGGCTTCAATAACTAATCTTTTAGGACCATGTTGTAAGAAGTCCGCAATATCATATTGAATAGGTGTGGGTTCAGGTAAATTAAGATGGTTCCATGTTAGATACAAAAAATTTTTAAAATCTTTTAATCTTGGGTCCATTAGTGCTTAGCTCTGTTTCTACTTCTAGACATAACTCTTAAATTTCTTCGAGAATTATTTCTTGGGTTACCATCACGATGATCAATATCTCTACCGTCACCTTTAGATACTCTTCCTGTTCTAGTTAAAGCTCTTCTAACTTTATTTCTAGAAGCTCTATCTTTTTTTGCTTTAGTTGTAGAACCGTATGTAAGATATTCTTGCTTATAGTTTCTCTTCTTCATTTTGGTCCTTTTCTAATTCATCAAATGGTAAATTTTCAATTATGTTTGTAGGTTTTTCTTTTTCTTCAATGCCATAAGCTTTAGAAATATCTAAACAAACCTTTAAATCACTTGCTGATAATTCTACTCCACTTGATAACTTTTGATGTGCTTGATTAATTAATAATGTTGTTATTTCTTGGGCTTTACTTTTTGTCTTTTCTGATTCGCTCATTGTTCCACTCCTGTACGTCGAATGCTGGACATTCTTTTTTACTTATTTCGTTATGTCCAATAATTTTAACTCCCAAATATTTGTCTTCTAGTTGATCTATTAGGTAACCAAAACTATTCCATTGATCGTCTGTGAAATTGTTTTCAGCTTTTGTATGATCTTCTTCTTGTGATCCGCCTACTAGACAGATACCAAGACTATTGTGGTTATAACCCAAAGCATGTGCGCCTTGAGATTGTTCATCACGACCTAATTCTACATTGCCGTTTCTTTTAATAACATAGTGATAACCTATTTTATCAAATCCACGTTCTTTGTGCCAAGCATTAATAGTTCTTGCACCAATGTCTTGTGATGGTCGTGTTGCTGAACAATGTACCACAATATATTTAACGTCCATTTAGAATATCCAATTCCAAATCGTTAAAAGTATTATAGCTGCACAAAATGCTACAGCCATTTTGCCTCTTTTAGTAAGAGTCTTATCCCACCAAATCCAGGCTCTTTCCCATATACTCATATTCCACTCCTTTGTATTTGTTCGTAAAGTTCGATTGCGATTATTATGGCTAATTCTACTGCTAAAACGGTATGGTAGATGGTCCATAATACTGTCTGCTTTTCTTTTTTCTTCATTATTTTTTCTTCATTATGTCTGCACCTTTAAGTCCATAAATTGCACTAACTACTCCAATAAAAAGTGCTTGGTACCAAAAAGGCATATTATTAAATTTATCAAAAAACATATCGACTTTTGACATAATCTCTGGGTCTTCACTAAATATAGACCAAATTAAGATCATCACAGGAGCCGACACAAGAATCAAAACAAATTCGTCTTTCCATCCTTGTTGATTGTTTGCAATAACTGCTTTTTGATATTCTATTTCACCAGAAGCCATTCGTTCTGCGTGTTTCATTTCTGCTACTGATTCTAATTCTTTAGTTCTTCTTCTATTAGAAGCAATTGACATTCCTGTTTTAATAATTCCAGGTACTAGTTTAGATGCTATAGTTAACCACATTTGCATTCCTCACAAGTACACACTCCATATTCGTCAGAATGAAGATCTTTTTCTTCTCCACAATGACATGGGTGAAAACATTTTTTACAAAATTTACTTTTGGCCACAATCGCCACCTTTACATTTGCATTTTGTGTTCCAAACTTTAACGGCAATAACGCAAAGTATTATTAAATTTAATACTGATATGTCGTTATTAAATAATGCGCCTATTGTACTATAAGTCATTTTTTTCCTTTATTCTAATATTAATTTATTTATATGTTTGTTACCTAATTTATCAATTTCTATTTCAGCAAAAGATTTAATACATTGGTATTCTACTGAATTAGAAACATTACGAGAAGCAATTCTTTTTCCTTTTAAACATTCTGACATGCTAGGCTGGATTCGATGCTCTTTAATTTCGCCATTGACAATCATTAACAAAGCTACAATTAATTCTGTCATAATATTTTACCTTTGTTTATTCCATTTTTTAATATGTATTTTTGAGTACCATGTTTTCCAGTCTCAACTTCTTTTTTTAAATCTTTTGTCATACGCAATTCTTCATTTTGTTTATTTATTTTTGCAATATGATCTAAAACTTTTTTAGTGACTCGTCCCGTTGCCATTTGCTCTCACTTTATCTTTTAAATGTTCAATATCAGTTAATGCTTTTTCTAGTTGTGTTTTTAAAAATTCTATATTGACTTTATTAGTCATATTTTGTTCTTGATTAAGAGTTAATTTTTCCACATCACCATACAAAGCCTCGATCAACATAAATTGTTCTTGGTCTGTAGGTTTTTGTTCTGATTTTTTTAATAAATCTGCTTGAAATAATTCTCTTGATGTTTCAAGGCTTGTTAATCTTGCAGTTACTTCTGTGTACGCAAAAACTCCCATAGCAACTCCAGCTACTATCGCCAGCATATTTTTGACCGGCATACTTACTGAAGTGTTTTCTGATATTTTCATTTTTTATGTTGTCTTCTTTTCGATTTATTCATTGATGACCATTTAATCCTGGACGGATTAGTCGAAATACTTGTTTTTTTAAATCTAGATCTGCTTTCGTGTTCTTCTTTTGAAAGCAAACTATTTTTCTTTTTAGCCATTTAATAAAAATTGATAACTCCTCTAATGCATAAGATAACAAAACATAGTTCCATTAATCCTCGAGGAATGTCTTTATCTTTGTAGGCAAAATATGCCCATGCTAATGTTGATATTGCTGATATTCCCCAACCTAGTGAGAAATACTCAGTATTTGTGTTAGTTAGAATCCATGTGCCTAACATTGTGAACGCGAACGCAAACCATCTTGCCATACTCACACTCCATATGTTTATTCCCAGTTAAAATAACCTAATATAACTCCTAGTATTCCACCAATAAATATAAGGACACTAATTGCACCTTTACCTTTTGACATATCTTGTCTTAAGGATTTAACGTCTTTTCTTAATTCGTTTATATTTTCGTTTAATACTTTCATTCGTTCAGCACAAAGTTTCTCATGTGATGAAAGTCTAACACCAGTAGCGACTTCGCTAAACTCTTTTGGTGTTATCTTTTTTCTAGCCATTAGTATTGAAGTGAAACACCTCTTATTCTAGCTTCTTTAGAACCATTAGATTGATTGGCAAAAGATATTTTATATTTTAATTGTGTTCCTGCTGTCACAGATAAGTCATTTACTTTAGCCATCTTAATACCAGAAGCAAAGTCTGGCATTGCTGTCATTGTAGCTGTTGTAAAATTAGAACCATTGTCTGCTGATAATTGTAAAACTATATCTGTGTTTAATGCGTTTGTTCCTACTTGGTCTTGGTAAGTAATAATAGCACCCATTTTAGATGTGCTTGATGATGCTGTAATTGCGTTGCTTTGAAAATTACCAGTTGCATTATTAATTGTTGAACCTGCTAAAGATGTTATTCCTGTTTTTATACTAGCATTATTAACTATTACTGTACCATTATTAATAGTTCCACCACTATAACCAACACCTATTATAAGGTCATTATCTGCTGAACCACTATAACCACTATAATTGTGTAATAAAACACCATTATTAGCATAAGGATTTGAACTAGAAGCATGACCATATAATTTTAATGTTCCAGCCGAAGCATCTCTAACTAATTGTAAATAATATTGTTCTCTTAAATCAACTGTAGTGTCATTTTGTTTTGTTTGTCCTTTTAAAAAAACTAATTGTTGATTACCAGAATTTACTGCACCATTGTTTGTAACATAAAAAGTATCTGATTTATTATTTCCATGAATAGAATTACCACCTGTCCAAGAGGTTATATTGCCATTATAAATTCCAACTTGAATGTTTGCATTATCTGTATCAGCTTCGTTAGTTCTATTGTTCGCTACTTGTTGCCATTGTATTGTATAGTTTCCAGTTAAAGGTGTTGAGTTTCCTGTCCAAAGAGAATGATTCCAACTTTGTACATTATAAGCTATGTAATGAGTACTGTTATGAGCAAAATTGCTACCATCCCATTGCCAACCTCCTATTGCTCCCATATTAGTTTGTGTTCCACCACTCTCATTTTGTGCATAAACACTAGCAAGATATTCATCTACATTTGTAACATTTGTTAAACTTGTAATTCCAGTGCTATCTTGGAATACATCAACATACATTGAGTTAGTATTGTAAGCACCTTTGTTTTCGTTAGATGCTTGTCTAATAGCTAAAGTAGAAATATCATTAACAATTTTATTATCGTCAAAAGATGTTGCGTGTTGTGATACATTAGATGATGCTATTCTTGCATCTGCAAAAGTACCTGAAGTAATTTTACCTGCATCTATATTTGGTATCTCATTAGCATCTAAAGTAATTAAACTATTAGGTACACCTGTTGATATGAGATTTGATAAATCTCTAGCTTTTGTCATTTATTTATTTCCTATAATTTGTTGTTGTGAATTTTGTAGGCTAGATATTTCTACCTAGCCTTTAAGTTTATAAAACTATTGTATTAGCTTCATCTTCAGTTAATGCTTCTCCTGTAATTAACTTTGCTTTAGCACTAGCTTTAAGATTATTTTTTTGTTC